GCTCTCAAGTGTAGAACAAGTAAACCCATCATACATTCTTGTAGCTGTAGCTATAGAATTTGCATTAAAGTATTTAATACCACTATTATCTGGAGGTGCACAACAACCGTAATAAAGACCTGTGGAGTATCCAACTTCAATTCCAATACACGCTGTAGGTGTAGGCGTAGGTCTTGGCGTAGGCGTTGGAGACGGCACCGGCACCGGCGTAGGCGTAGGGCTTGGCACAGTTGGCGTAGGCGTAGGACTTGGTGTAGGGCTTGGTGTAGGGCTTGGCGTAGGACTAGGCGTAGGGCTAGGCACAGGGCTAGGCACAGGGCTAGGTATAGTAGGCGTAGGCGTAGGCGTAGGACTAGGCGTAGGCGTTGAACATGCAGAACAATTCGAGTATATTGCATTAGCTATTGTACCTAATGTTCCAGTAGGATCAATTATTTCATAACAGTTACCATCTGGCATCAACAGCACAGAATTGGTTGGGAATGTTCCCGCAACCGCTCTACCTACAGTATAATTATTAAACCCTCCATCACACCTTGTAATTGTATAATCATCATACGATATAGTAGGCGTAGGCGTAGGCGTCGGTGCTACAGGCGTCGGTGTAGGCGTCGGTGCAACTGGACTCGGTGTAGGACTAGGCGTTGGTGTAGGACTAGGCGCTACAGGTGTAGGTGTAGGACTAGGCGCTACAGGTGTAGGTGTAGGCGCTGGTGGTGGAACACAAGCGACGTTTGTATTAGAGGCTGTTCCTCCATTTACATTTGGAGTGGTTCCAGTTTGAACACAAACATCAATATCATAATCGCCTGGTAAATTTCCTGTCTGAGTGTTTCCGTCACAATCTGTATAAGAATAGCTACATCCTGTTCCTCCGCTAGGACACGTTAACGTCCACTCTGTACAAGCTGGTGATGGTACAGGTGTTGGCGTCGGGGTAGGTGTAGGACTAGGTCCAGGGTTAGGCGATGGACTAGGTGATGGACTAGGCGATGGACTAGGTCCAGGCGATGGTGTAGGACAACTTACACCAGTGTCATTAGCGCTACCTCCGGTTACTGTAGGGGTTGTTCCAACTAACACACATACGTCTACATCAAAGTCTGGCGCTAATGATCCGCTTATAACATCTCCATCACAGTTAGTATAACTAAAGCTACATCCTCCAGAACCACTTGGACAAGCTAATACCCACTCCGTACAATTTGCAGCAGGTGTTGGTGTTGGACTTGGACCAGTTGGTGTTGGTGTTGGTGTTGGACTTGGACTAGGCGAAGGAGTAGGTTGACAAACTACATTTGTATTGTTTGCACTACCATTACTAATAATAGGTGTCGTTCCGTCTAATACACAAACGTCTATATCATAATCTCCAGGTAATACTCCTGATTGAGTGTTTCCATCACAATCAGTGTATGAATAACTACATCCACTGCTTCCACTTGGACAAGCTAAAGTCCATTCACTACAACTAGGAGAAGGGCTAGGCGCAGGACCTGGACTAGGCGTAGGACCAGGTGTTGGGCTCGGACCTGGACTAGGCGTAGGCGTAGGACTAGGCGTTGGACTAGGAGTCGGAGTCGGAGTCGGAGTCGGAGTCGGACCAGGAGTCGGAGTCGGTGTTGGACCAGGAGTCGGAGTCGGAGTCGGAGTCGGAGTCGGAGTCGGTGTAGGTGCTGGACTTGGACTTGGACTTGGACTTGGACTTGGACTTGGACTTGGACTTGGACTTGGACTTGGAGTACTGCTAGTTCTGTAATCCCATATTAAATATAATATACTTCCACTTGAAGGCATTGTAAAATCTACTGAATATACTGTTGGTGCTCCAACGGTAGAAATAGGAGTTGCATTTATCCCTAATGATAGTAAAGTAGAAATTTCAGTTGTGTTGTTTTGATAAAAAGTATTAGTTCTTAAATATTTAAACTTATCAACCGCAGGGTCGAATACAAAATCATCAAAATTTATTTTATTTGAATACACTGTTACAGTTGAACCATCAGTTGGGAAAACACCACTTCCTTGTGGTCCCGAAAATAACTGGTATTGTGAAATAGCAAACGATGAAGAAGTACTTCCAAACTCTACTAAATTAGATTCTATTGGTGAATTTGTAGTTCCATCAGTCCAACTAAATTCATTATGTATAAACTGTCCAGCTTCTAATGGGTCGGTAACACAAATATTATATACATTTAATGCATCTGATCTTGGACAGCTTACATTAATTTGTATAGTATCGTTTTGGTCAGAATCAGAGCTTACAACTAATGTAACCTCTTGAACACTTGGCACATTTTTATCAAAAGTAAAACTACCTGAAGTGGTAACAGAGCCTGATGTATATGTTACACCATTATATATAGCATTTATTGTATAACCAATTTGAGAAACAGACCCCTCTGTAATTAGTTGGTTTCCAGATTCGTCAGTCATAAGAACACTTGTTTGGCTTTCAATATCTTGTTCTCCTTCTTGTGGAATTACATAACTAATAGTTACTAAACCTATTTGTTCGGTTACATCTACACAATAAACAAAATCTTGATTAGCTATAATAGTTATATCTTGTGTAACTCCACAAGCTAAACAAACTGGAATTTCAGGTTTTAAAATTGTGTTAGATGTTAAAACATACTCATCCATGTAAGGGTCATAACCACCTAGTTTCTGAGTAGTAAATGCATCTGTAAATAAATCTCTAAACCAGCTTCTCATGCCCGACTCAGATATAACAATTAGTCTTTCATCAGAAAGAGAACCTCCTATAAGCTGTAGAACAGCTCCCCTTTTAACATCAGTAAAATATTTATTTTCTCCCCATGCAACAAAACTTTCAGGGTTATTACTTATACCATAGTTTTCTATACGTGCTATTTGGTTTCCTAAAATTTCTGGAACTGAAGCTACTAAACCGCCGCCAGTAGAATCAGATATAATATTTTTAGATGCTAGTACATAAGATATTTTATCCTCTTGTAAAACTAAGATATCAGTTCTTCTTGCGTATAATATTTCAACATCTCCATAACTTTCTTCAAGTGGTTTAAAATTAGCAAGTCCTAAATTAAATTCATTTAATTTATTGACATTAGTTTCATCATTATATACACCACTATAAGTTAAATCAGCAAATCTATGAGCTTCTTTATAATCTATATTTGAAGTTGTAAAAACTCTATTACCTAAATTAAAAGATTTACCAGTTAAAGAGTCTCTAATCTTATAACTTTCAACTCCATTACCAAAAGCATAACAGTTAAAAAATCCTGTGTTTACAACTCCAGCTACACCATTAGTTATGTTTTGATTAGTAACATTACCACTGTGATTTCCTGATGAATCTATAGAATAAGATTGGTCATTTTCAAACCAAACGTCTGGTAAAGCTTCTTGTGGTTCAGTTTCAAAAACAATAACAGAATCTCTTCTATATATTGTAAAACTAACTCTTACACTTGAATCTCCGTCTGAATCCCCACCACAAGATTTTGTACCACTTACCATTAAGTATATATCTCCATTGCTTCTTTGATACCACCTGTAGTAATTATTTTTTACAAAGTCGGTTGCTGCAGTGCTAAATCTACCTGAGTCTTGCATTTGACTTTTAGTTAAATTTTTAGCAGTACCGGCTGTATTATTAAATTGAGGTACGCCAGCTCCTGTTGCTAGTGTGTTAATATATATATTTCCAACCTCTTCACTACCTGAACTTGGCACTTTAATACCTGAAGACTCTATAACTGATCCTATGTTGTTGGAGGTAAACCAATCATACATGTTTGTATAAAGTTGAGCTGCAATAAATTCTTCTTCTATTGTATTAGACCTTTCTTCACAACTCCCACCCTGACCAACTCTTAATTGAGATATACTCATTACTATTCTTGTGCCTGCAGGAATATCATACGGAGTTCCAGAGTTTACAAAAAATGGGTAAGCTAAACCTGGATATCTATTATTTTGTCCTGCTACAGCAGCGGGAACCTGTATATCAACAATATCATCTGTATCTAAAACTGCATCAAAATCGGTAGTTGCCATTTTCATATAAACACCTCCAGGAACTATAGGAGGAGATGGTGATGGAGCGTAAGGAATAAAGTCTGCTGTTTGAGTTTCTTTTTCTAAAACAGTTGCATAAACACAGCTTGTCATAGGACCAGAAGAATCTCTTTTTACAATTAATCTATCTCCTGTTTCTACTTTCGCTATATTATCTCCTTCTAATAAAAGATAAGAATTGTTAGAAGTTGGATCTTCAAAAAATATACTTGAGTATATAGTTTCATAGGTTGTTCTATCTGGTTTTAAACAAAACTTATATCTTGTTGCCCAACTAGGAGCTCTTTGACTCACAGGTATAGTGGCTATAATTTCGTTTTTAGTTATTGACCTAGAGCAAGGTACATTTACAGTGTTGTTATTACTAACTAAAGCGGTAGAAGCTCTGTTATATTCATCCATGTAAACTATTCCTAGTTCATATCCTCTATTACTATGCAAGCTTTCTGTGTTTGCTGTTTGTTCTAATCTTACATTTACATCTGTAAAGTAATTATAAGAGACAATTAGGTTCGTTGCTACTGGAGCGGTTTGTGAATATTGTACAGTAGGAAATATTAAAGTTATTTCTGTTCCGACTAAAGTTGCGCTTATTGGTTCTCCTTTTGCAGGAGGGACTTGTGTTGAAGCAGTTAATCCAGTTTGATTTATATCATAGTCATAATTTGTTCCATCTAAAGCTCCCTCTAAAGAAAAATTAAATACATCAGTTAAGGTAGAGCCTAACCCATTTTGAGCGTCTGCTAAAGTTTGTATTGACGCATCAGTTAATCCTATTTTTGCTTGAAAATCAGAGCTATTAAATAAATCATCTACCGTAGCATAATTGTCTATTAGTGTATATGAAAAATTAATTATTGTGCTTCCCTGTGTTGCGTCAGGAGAATTAGCACCTAAATACAAAGCATGTTGATAAGTAATAGAAAAAGATATATTAGCTCCTGAAACTAATGAACTTTCAAAACCGCCTAAATCAAATTTAATACCCGCATTTGCATTAAGTTGAGAAAAACCAAAAGCTTCATAAGTATAGGAAACTAAATTTGATGTTGTTAGCGCCTCACCTCCAATATTTTTAGCATCTAATTCAACTGTATAATTTAAATTTAAAGGCGCTCCATTTATATCTATTAAGTTATAGCCTTCAGTATAGTTACCGTATATAAGTCTATTGCCCATTAATGTTTGAGCTTTAGCTTTTCTAGGTACATTATCATATAATCTTAGAATTTCACTTTCAGGAAGAACAGTAAATATTTTACTGTTTGTAAAAACATAAGTTGCGTTAGTGTTATGTGGTCCTAATGGTGATTTTTTTATTCTTTCAATTATTTTTATAGTAGGATCGTTTGCTTCTTTAAATAATAAATCTATTCCAACTACTAATGAACTTCCTGTGTCGTATGTAATTTGTACTCCATTTTTGGAGTTGACCATTCCTTCGTTTAAAAAACTATTTGAAGAAAAAGAAAAAATTCCTGGGTCAAAAGCAGGTTCACTAAACTGCGAAACAGCGGAATATTCCCCATTAGAATATTTATATCTGTATGCAAAACAAATAAAATTATCCTCTAAAAAAGAATCTTGTAAAGTAGTGTTTAATAAATTTAATGTTGGTGCAGTAAGAGGCGGTTTTTTAATTACTAAAATTTCTTCATTGCTAAACTGATCTACATTATTGAATGGAACAGAATAATTAAAATCTATATTTACAACTCTAGGTGCATTTAAATTATCTGTAAAAAGTATTAGATTATCTATTTTATCTACAGATGTTATTAAAAAATTTGGATTAAAATTTAAAGTAGTATTAATGTTATCACCAGTATTTATACTAATTACGTGATAAATAAGAGAACCTGTTATTACATTATAAGAAACAATTAAATCTAATTTTCCAGTTGCTCCTACTGTAAATGCAGGGTCGTGAACAAACCAATAAATGGTTTCATTTGCACCATCCTCAAAAGCTCCTATACATCTAGCTGAGGTGCTTAGTGCAGTACCATCTATATATTGAAGTGATGTAACCTGTACATTACCCTTAGCATTTTCAACAGCCCCTATTTCTGATTCTTCAGTAGAACCAAGTCTAACATTCAAAGCATCTATATACTCTCCGTTTGGTATAAGCCTTTCGTCAAGGCTCTTATTCATACGCCCAGCTACAAAATTTCTTTGAATGTTTGCCATTTTATTTTATCCACTTATCTTCACCTCTAAGATTCATAAGCAATCTACTAGGGTGAATGTTACTTAATCTGATTTTAGCATTTCTTAATAAAGCTTGTTTGTTTTTTCTTGCTCTATTAATAATATACTCTTGCACTCCAAATTTACTATTTAATATAGCATATTGTATATAAGCATAAATGTAATCTTCAAATAATTTATTTACACTTATTTGTGAGTCATCACCATTTTCCATTCCATCAGATATGTATTGTAACACACATTGTCTATTGGCCATAGTTGAATCAAAATTAATAACACCAGCTTTTTTATCAATAGTAAAAGTAGGATTAATGTTGGCTGTTTCTGTATTTAAACCATATCTAGCTCCAATACGAGAATTGTATATGTCGCCATCACAATCAATACAGTTACCGTTCTCATCCGCTTCATTATTTTGATTTAAATAAATACTATTTAAAGACCCATCTTTTCTTGCAGTATCTAAATTTGACTCTATAGTTGATACATTATTATTTCCATCATACCCAAAAACAGCAGTAGAGTTTTGTAGGTATTGAATGGAAGATTGTACTTGAATATTTTCAGTTAATTCTCTTAAGGTGTTACCTTGAAACAAGTAAAGCTTTACCCAGTTTACATAATCCGATGGTAAAACAAAACGCAAGTCATCATATACTGTTAACTCTAATGCTTTTATTTCTTTAAAAGCATCGTAGTTTAACTCTTGAATTGCTCTCTTTGCGTGAAATAATATCTTATATCTGTTTTCATTATTAACTAACGAATGATTTCCATCATACATTAATTCAAAATTAGTCATTATGTTATCCAAACTTACGTATTGATAAGACCCCCAATTACTATCTGTGGGTGCAATCCCATCATTAGTATAATATTTTCGTTGATTAATATATGCCATAATTATGTATTAGTTTGATTTTGCTGTTGCTCTTCTATTTGTCCAAACTGAAATACATCAGCCTCCCTTATTGATATACCTGCATATTGTAATATTCTTGCTACTAAATTATTAGAGTCATCAATCGGTAATTCAAAATCTTGGTAATCACTTTGCGTTTGATCAAACAGTGGTTCACCGTTTAATAAAGTAACATAAGTCCATTTTGGGTCTAATGGATATCGAACGTAAGTTCCTTGTATATCTAAAGCTCCATTGAATGTAGCAGGAAAAATAGTTATAGAATCTCCCTTTTGGGTATATGCTGGATATTGAGATGAGGGAGCGGTTAAAAGAGATTTATTTAACAGGTCTATTTTATTAATACTAACTTTTTCAGCTTGACCCTTTAGAACACCCCCCTCATAACACAGAACTTTATTTAATAAATAATAATCATCGCCAGTCGTGGTTTGACTAGGAAGATAATATATGTTATTGGAGTTTTGTACTAAAGTTTTTGTAACAGAAAAAGTATCAATCACTTCTTCGTAACCAAGTTTTATATCAGCATATCCCGTTCCCGAAACCCTTGCATTTTCCTCGTTAATTTGCTGATTATAATTTATAAAATATTCGTCAAACAAATCTAATTGTGCTTGTTTAGCAAACAAATTAAAATCACTAGGAGATATATACCCATAGTTATTTTTGTTGATAATAGCAAGCACAGTATTTCTTACAGAATTTATCATTTGAAAATCTTTTTACAAAGATACACAAAATAAAAAAGCACCCTTATTTGGGTGCTTCTTCTTAATTTAGTACAATACTTAAACTAGTTAAGCATTTACAATACTTGTTACAGCTTTAGGTAAAGCTAAAGAAAACATTGGGTTTGTCCAGCTTGTAACTAAAGCGCCTTCAGTAGCATTTAGGATAGCTGTATAAACATCATGACCAACTTGTGCTGCAGTTGTTACTGTAGTTGCTGTTCCGTCTGCATACTTAATTACTACAGTTGTTGCAGTTGCTGTTGCAGTACCTATTGACTTTATTCCGTTAACACTAATTAGTGCATTGGTAATAGGAGCGTTTGTAATTTTGATAAATTTTTCCATTTTATAAAAAGTTTTTAATGGGTTAAACAAGTCGTAAAGTTACGAATTTTTAGCTAATGCTTTTAAGTGTTTAAATACTTCTAGTCCATCATCACTTTGAAAAAAAGATGTCATAATATACATTGGATCTTCACCAAATGGTATATTACACATTTTCTTTTTATTAGATGGTGTATTAAACCACACTTCTTTTTTGCTATTTCTTAACTGTATTAAGTTTTTATCTAAAAACTCTTGTACCGTTGCATTAAGTTTTAGCATAGGGTCGCTCAATAGCTGCATAAAACCACCTGGGTTTTGTTTAGCAAATATTAAAATATCACGTCTAAGCTCAGCAGTTGTTACCTTAGTAACGTCTTGTTGAAATAAAACTCTAGCAACATTCTCCACTTGCGCAACATCTAACTGTCTAGCCTCTATAAGAGCATCAACTTCTAAGTTTAAATCTTCTACAAGGTCAGCAGCTTCTTTTGCTTTGTTAACTTCAACAAATATTCTTCCATTACCAGGATGATAATGTAAAAACTTTTGTAGTATTTGATTGTTTTTTGGAACAAACAAAAATCCATCTTCAAATATTACAGGCTCTAAAATAGCATTGTCATCTTGTTCGTCTTGAAATGGACTGTTCTGATTTCTTGCATACCTTAAAGGTCTGTTAATTCCTGTCTCTTCATCAAAATGCAATAAGGGAAACCTATTAGTATGCCTTGATGCTAAGATTAAAGATAAAGGTGCAACCTCTCTTGTAAGCTTATAAGATTTGTCAACAAATTTAGGTGATTGTTTTTTTGGTTTTGGTTGAGCAACTGTTTTAGTTTCAGCTTTCTCAACTACTTCTGGGGTAGTATTTTCTTTTTTCATTTGATTTAATTTAATTTGATTATTTAAAAAAGGGGCGCATTGCTACGCCCCTAATATTTAATTACTAGTCTTGAAATAAGAAGAAGTTGTTTGCACCTAAAGTACATACAGCTCTCTCAGACAAGAAGTTTACTTGCATGTTATCGATATCTGACGTTGCAGCACCACCAGCAGAACCAGTAATCCAAGTCTTATAT